AAGCATTTATGTTTTTAAAAGGTCCAACAGACATGTTGACACTATATGAAAATAGATATAAAACTGAACTACAAAAGTTTGCAGCGATGCAAATTGGAAGAAGAAGACGAGACGATTACACGGATGGAACAATAAGAATACCAATCGAGTCAGCGCCTCAGTAATTAGGAGAAAAAATTATGGCAATAACATCGGCAGTATGTAACAGTTTTAAAGCAGAAGTTTTACAAGCTCTACATAATTTTACAGCGTCATCTGGAAATTCATTTAAAATAGCTTTATACACAAGTAGTGCTACTTTAAATAAATCAACAACAGCTTATAGTACATCAAACGAAATATCTAACACATCAGGATCTGCTTATTCTGCAGGTGGTGCAGCTCTTACAAGTGTAACTCCAGCTTTATCGACTGACACTGCATGTTGTGATTTTGCAGACGTTAGTTTTACTTCTGCTTCATTTACAGCTAATGGTTGTTTAATTTATAATGACACAAACGCTGATAGAGCAGTTTGTGCAATTGCATTTGGTGCAGACAAAACTGTATCAAGTGGAACTTTCACAATTCAATTTCCAACAGCAGACGCATCTAACGCAATTCTTCGGATAGCATAAGGAGGGACTCCTTATGGCATCTATCTGGGGTGGTGATAGTCCTTCAGTAGCTTGGAACGAAAATTCTTGGGCATCTAATATTATTACAATATCTTTAACGGGTTTATCAACTACATCGAGTGTAGGTGAAGTAACTGCATTTCCAGAACAAGGTTGGGGTAGACAGCAATACGGTAATTCCGGTTGGGGAGTAGAATATTCTGTTGCACCAACTGGTTTGAGTGCAACAACAAGTGTAGGTGCTGTTGTAGCTTCTCAAATTATTACTGCAGAATTAACAGGAGTAAGCACTACATCTTCAGTAGGATCATTAACTCTTGATCTTACTACTGTTGTAACACCAACAGGCCAACAATCTCAAACAGAACTTGGAACTTTTGATAATGCCGGTACGTTAGTTGGTTGGGGTAGAAATGGTTGGGGTGAAGAACCTTACGGAGATTCATTTAATAAATTAGAACAACCAGCAGGGTTGAGTGCAACTTCTAGTGTTGGTGCATTAACTTTAGATTTAACTTCTGTAATATCTCCAACAGGAGTAAGTTCTACTTCTAGTGTTGGTTCTTTAAGTTTAGTTATAGATTGCACTGTTGTTCCAACAGGTGTTAGTACAACAGCAAGTGTAGGAAATATATCGCCAGCAGATGTTATGGGACTTACTGGATTAAGTGCAACATCTAGTGTAGGAAATATATTGCCAGCAGATGTTGTTGGATTAACTGGAGTAGGAACAAGTTCTTCTGTAGGTTCTGTAGAAATAAATTCTTCACCTATTGTAATTCCAACAGGTGTTAGTGCTACCTCAACAGTAGGTTCAATATCTATTGCAGACATGCAAATAGGTTTAACTGGGTTAAGTACAACATCGTCAACAGGATCAATTACACCTGCAGATGTTATGGGTTTAACAGGAGTACAAGCAACTTCTAGTGTTAATGCTGCAGGATTGATTCTTAAATATTATGGAAAATTAACACCTAAAACAAGCACCGGATATAGTACACAATCACCAAAAACGTCAGTTAGTGGTTACTCAACTAAGACGCCAAAAAATACAACAGGGTACACACGAAAAACTCCTGCATAATTATGTTTGACTTAAAACTAAATAACCAATATAAATAAGACTTATTAGGAGTACAAAAGTATGGCATCAACATTTTCAGATCTTGGTTTAGAACTAATGGCAACCGGCGAAAACGCTGGTACTTGGGGAAATAAAACAAACGCTAATTTAAACCTTATTGAACAATTAACTGGTGGAGTTAATTCTCAAGCTGTGACTGATTCAGGAACACCAACAGCTTTAACAATAGCAGACGGTGCTTTAACAGGTACTGCTCAACACAGAGTTATAGAACTTACAGGATCAATATCTGGAAATAGAGTTGTAACTTTTCCTTTACTTACAGAAAATTTTTATATTATTAAAAACGGAACTTCAGGTTCTCACACAGTACAAATAAAAGCAGTATCTGGTTCAGGTGCAACAGTTACTTTTGCAGCTGGTGATAAAGGATATAAAATTATTTATCTTGATGGTGTTGCAACAAACACTGGTGTTTTTGAAGTTCCATTTTCTAACTTTGGTCAGCCATTAGATTGGATTACTAAAACAGGATCATACACAGCAATAAACCAAGATAGAATTTTTGTAGACACAAGTGGAGGAGCAGTTACGATAACTCTTCCCGCATCACCTACTGTAGGTGACCAAGTAAATTTTGTAGATTCAAAATACACGTTCGATTCCAACGCATTGACTGTTGGAAGAAATAGTTCTAAAATAGCAAATACAACAGCAGACCTAGTAGTTAATACTGAAGGTGCAGCATTTGGGTTAGTTTTTTCTGGCGCAGATGTAGGTTGGACGTATACGGAGAAATAATATTATGGCAAATTACGAAGCAACTAAATACAATTTTAATGGATCAGACCTTACAGGTATTGAAGGTACTGCTACAGGTACCGTTCTTCCATGGTCATCTGGTTCAGTTCCATCAGGTTTTTTAGAATGTAATGGTGCAGCTGTTTCAAGATCTACTTACTCTGCATTGTTTGCAGTTGTAAGCACGACTTATGGAGCTGGTGATGGTTCATCTACTTTTAATTTACCTAACTTAGCTGATAACATTCCAATGGGTAAATCTGGAACTAAAGCTTTAGCATCAACGGGTGGAGCAAATACAGTTGCAGCTTCAGGAACCGTTGGTGGCTCAACAGCTAATGCAACTTTATCAGTAGCACAATTAGCGTCCCACTCTCACGAAGTTCAAGGACAAACCCAAGGTACTCAAAACCACGCAACACTTTCTACTTATGGTGGTGGTCAAATAATTACACTTGCTACTGGTTCGGGACAAGGTCATTCTCATAACATGAGTGCAACTTTTAGTGGAACTGCAACTTCAGTTCTTCAACCTTATTTAACATTACTTTATATTATAAAAACTTAGGAGAATTTATGGCAACAAACGCAAACTGGACAGTAGTATTTGATGATAAACGGATCATTAAAGTAAGTGGTGACTTTAATGTTTCTAACGGTCCTGGTTATGTAATCGACGATGATGCTTTTTGGGGCCAAAGTAAATTTTCAAATATTTGGGCTATTCAACACGGAGCATCTAATGCAAATGATCAAGTAGAATACAAGGACGATACTCCACATTCTTCTTATGAAGATGCTAATTTAGGTGACTTTCAAGATTTTATTGATAGATGGGATGCAGCTCATTTAATTCAAATTCAAGCTGTGTGGGATAATGACGATCGTCCTAAACAAGACACAAATGGTGAATCAGATAAAATAGCTAGACTGGGTCCTAGACCTACATCTTACTCATCTTAATTTAAAAATAATTAATATTTATATTAACTCTTACGTTTTGATTGGTACAATTAGTGCCGTTGTGAAAAATGTTTGATGGGAAATAAACACCAGTGTTTTCTTTTGATGTCACTGTTTTATCTTTTCCTATTCTTGTAAAACCATCACAAGTATTAAGTGAAAGTATAAATGTGTTACATTTAAAATCCGTATCAGCATGTTGACCAAATTCTATTAAACGATCATTTCTAGGGTACATATTAATTTTAGCTCTAACTAAAGCTTTAACATTTAATTTATCTAATACAGGTTCTATTAAAGAAAATATTGGACTCATGATTCTACATTTAGAAAAAATATTACGTTCAAAATAATAACCATCAGTAGCATTTTTACTTGATACAAATGGTGCATAATAAAAATCAGACTTAAAAACCATATCTTTTAGTTTATTAAAATCATCTTTGTTTAAAAAATTATTTACTACTTTCATTTTAATTCTTTTAGTTGACATATAATAGAGTATCTTTTTGACTTATCATCTGAAGCCCAATTTAAAGGACTGTGAAAAGTATTGGCATGCCAAGAAACAGCTCTATTTTCATTAAAACCAATATGTGTATTTAATTCATTATTTAAATAAAATCCTGTTCCCTTGTGAAGATTAATATTTCCTTTTATATAAATTATGGTTTGATAATCACAATTTCCGCTTAAATCACTGTGAACTAAAGGTTCAACTGTAGCTAACATAGTATAACTACAAAAATTTATTTTAAATTTTTTATTCCAAATTTTTTCACATTTATTTTTTATAATTTTTTTTATATTCTCGCCTACAGGAGAAGCAAACCAAGGGTGTGTTTTGTATCCTGAATCTACTTTTTCAAAATTGTTTTCGTTTGGAGAATAATGAAAACTATCAATTTGATTATGAATGTTTTTAAATAATTTTTCATCTAAAAAATTATCTTTAATTAATATATTAAATCCTTTTTCCATTTTATCTTAACATCATCCAAGAAGTTAGAATATATTTTTCTCCAGACAAAGGAGGGTTCCCTCTATGCACATACGGAAAAGCTGCGGGCCAAATAACTATTCTACCTTTTTTAGGTTTAACTCTTTTTGAAAAATGTAGAAACTCTGTTTCTCCTCCTTCTTCTACATCGTTTAAATATACAGAATAAACAAAAGCTCTAGGCTCATTATTAAATCCTGCACTATGTTCTAAATGCCAAACATGGTATCCTTCTGTAGGTAAAGTTTTTTGAATTTTTAAACTTGTGTAATAAAGTTTATCCAGTCCATAAGAATCTAAAGCCCCTACATTTTTTTCGTAATGTTTCCAAGCCATATCAAAATTAATTATAAGAGGTTCTAAATTTTTCCACCAAACATTTAAATTACCTTCATTAGCAAAAAATTGTTGATCTTGTTTTTTTAAAATAGATGATTGTTCTGAACCCAGTCTATTAAGAGTTTTCTTAAATTCATCTTGTTTTTCGTATAAGTTAATAGCATTGTCACATTGTTCTTCAGTAATGTAATTATCATACACTCCTATAAAGTTATCTATGTTAACTGTTTTTTGTTTCATTTATAATTTCTTTATGTGTTTTATATATTAAATTACTGTCTATTTTTTTAAAATAGTTTTCTAATTCATTTTTAGTTTTTGTTGGCATCAAATTATATTGTTTTTTTATACTATTATTATAATCATAAAAACCAAAACCATTTAAAACTTGAATAAAATTACAAGCCCAAAATAAACTATAATTAGAAGTTTTCATATCATCGTCAATCGGTAATCTTCTTTTCCAAAGACCTATCATTTTTTTAATATTAAGAGGAGCATTTTCATATGTATAATTTTTCCAAAACCAATTGTGTCTGTTCCAACGTAAGTAATGAAGATAAATAAAATCTCTTATATTTTCCATAATGCTTTTTACTTGACTATTGTATTGATCTCTTACTGAGCCAACAGGATCACTTAGATTATGCATTAATAAAAAAGATTGTTGTATTGAAGTTCCAATTGATGTTGCTTCTAACGGTTCTACAAAATTAGCTGATAAACCTATTGCAACACAGTTTTTAATCCACACTTTATCTAAACGACCTGGATCAAACTTAATGTGTTTACCAACATCTATTTCATAACCTAGTTCTTTTTCAACCTCTAACTTTGCTTTTTCAGGAGTTGTATATTTATCAGAAAATATATATCCATTTCCATGTCTTCCTTGAACAGGTATTTTAAACCTCCAACCAAATTTCATAGCTTTAGCCAAAGTCCAACAATTATAATTTTCTTCATCAGGAGTTTGAAAAGTTATAGCAGAATTAACTTTTAAATATTTTTTATAAGATTTCCATTTAGCTCCTAACTTACTTATTAACAATCTTTTAAAACCTGTACAATCAATAAAAAAATCAGCTTCATATTTTTGTGTATTACTTTGAATAGAAGTAATACCTTTGTTAACATTAATATTAACATTATTAATTATGTCATCTATTATCTCTATACTTCTTTCTTTACATGTTTTTTCTAAAAAAATATTTAACTTATGTGTATCAAAATGAAACTGTTTACAATTAATATCAGTTGGAAGTATGTTCTTATAAAGAAAATCAGGGTTTAATTTTTTATTATTTGCAATTAAATTTAAATAAGAAATGTGTTCTTGCCCTGCAGTAATATCCCATTCTGTAACCAAAGAATGTAAATATTTTTTATCTCCCCATCCTTCAAACATTATTCCAAATTTATAAGTAGCTCCACATTCTTTTATCATTTTATCTTTATCAATTTTTGTAAACTTTAAAAAATCTGACCAGTGTTCTGTAGATCCTTCACCTACTCCAATGATTCCAATATCTTTAGATTTAATAATTTTTATATTAATATTTTCTTGAAATCTTTCTTTTAATATTAATGCGGTTACATAACCAGCCGTGCCTCCTCCTACAATAATAAATTTACGATTCATTTTTTTTGTTTATACTTTCTATTTTTTTAGTAAAATCAAACGAAGTACTCTTTTGATTTATATTAAATATTAAACTGTATCTATTTGTTTCTCCTTCGTACTTATCAAATCCATGTAATATTTCAGCCGGAAATATATAATAATCTCCTGGTTCAGGAGTTATTTTTAAATTTAATTCTGGAAGTTGTAAGTCACAACCCTTAGTTAAATATAAAATTCCATGCCAACAAGCATGTGTGTGGTATTTTAAACTATCTCCTTTTTTTATTTCATTTCCCCAAGCATTATTAACAATGTTTTTTTCTAAAAAATATTTAAAAAGATACGGGTGACTTGTTTGGTGTTTGTTTATTAAAAAAGTAAAAAAATTATTAAAATTTTCTTTATCTAAAAAATAATTCCAATCAGTCATTCCTCCTTTTACATTAGTATGATTTTTCATTTCTGAACTTAAATTGTTTTTTATATCTAAGATAAAATTGTGAATTATTTCAGGGTAAGAATAATGTCCAAATATTATATTTATATTTCTAGGATAAGTAATGTTTAAACTATTTTTAGTTTCATTTAACTTATCATTTTTATCTATAAAATTAATCATTCAAAAATTTTTCCATGTTGCCATTCCCATAAAAATGGAGAAGACATAATATTGTTGTATACATAATAATCAAAATGTAAGTATTTCATTATTTCATCTTTATCTAAATATTTTTCTATATCATAGTATTTTAAATTTTCTTCTGTTTTAGGAAAACCGTTTTCTTTGTAGCTCTTATCAAAATGCATTTTTAAAAATAAGTCTAAATCATCTATGTCAACATAGTGACTTATCTGTGTGTTAATAAAGTAAGGGATTTGTGACGAAGCGTGATTAATGTTTCTAAATAATATGTTTCTTGCATGGTGTTCATTAGAGGTAAAAACTTTTTTTATATTAATATCTTTAACATTAACTTTTTGTTTCCATAAGTCATACCTTAGACCAGATAAAAATCTTTGATATGGATCTCTAATTACAGCCCATCTTGTTTTTTTAGATAGATGAGTTGTATTTTGTACATTTTCTTTTCCATATTTTTCTTCAATACACTTCATAACACTAAGATTTGCGTTTTTATGTATTCTTACATATTGAAAAGTAGGCGTTTCAATCAATTCAAATAATCTAAAATTCATCTTTTTATGTATATTTTCCGTCTTTCATTCCGTATTCATTTAATATATAATATAAATGAGTTATTTCAAAGGTTTTTTATGTTACAAAAATTAGGTTTTTTACCAGGATTCAATAAACAAGTTACATCTACAGGCGCAGAGTCTCAATGGATAGACGGAGAAAATGTACGTTTTAGATATGGTACACCAGAAAAAATAGGTGGTTGGAATCAATTAGGGGCATCTAAATTAACAGGTGCAGCTAGAGGTTTGCATCATTTTGTAAACAAAACTTCAACAAAATTTGCAGCTATAGGAACTAATAGAATTTTATATGTATATTCCGGTGGTGTATTTTATGACATTCATCCTTTAGTTAATCCATCAGGCACAGCTATTACAAATGCGTTTAGCACGACTAACGGATCACCAACTGTAACTATTACATTTGGTAGCTCACATAGTTTTCAAGCTGGAGACATAATTTTATTTGGTGATACAACTACTTTTAGTGCTATCACAGGTTCTAATTTTGGTGCTACAGATTTTTGTGACAAAACATTTATGGTAACTAGTATACCAACAGCAGATACCATAACTATTACAATGCCTAGTAATGAAACAGGAAGTGGTGCAACAACATCAGGTGGTATAAAATTTTTTCAATATTTTCATGTGGGACCAGCAGAACAGATAGGTGCGTTTGGTTGGGGTATTGCATTATGGGGTGGTAATTTATTAGGTGCATTAACTAATACATTAAATGGAGCAATTAGTGCTACGTCAGGAGGAAATAATGGTTCTGCTACAGAAATTACATTAACCAATGCAACAGGTTTTCCATCTACAGGTACAAATCATGTTACAATAGGAACAGAAGAAATATCTTATACAGGAATTTCTGGAAATAAATTAACAGGTATAGGTAGAGGAGCTAGAGGATCAACGCCAACAACTCACTCTAATAGTGCAACCGTAACCAACACTTCTAGTTTTACTGGATGGGGATCACCAGCAGCCAACACTGACCAAGTAACAGATCCAGGATTATGGTCCTTAGACAATTTAGGATCAACTCTTATAGCATTGATACACAACGGAGAGTGTTTTGAATGGGATGGTGATGCAGCAGGTGCAACATCAACAAGAGCTACAATTATTACAGGTGCACCAACAGCATCACGTGATATGTTAGTATCAACTCCCGATCGTCACTTAGTATTTTTTGGTACAGAAACAACTATTGGTGATAAAACTACACAAGACGATATGTTTTTAAGATTTTCATCTCAAGAAAATATAAATGACTACACACCTACAGCTGAAAACAGTGCTGGTACACAAAGACTGGCCGCCGGATCACGGATTATGGGTGCAACACTTGGTAGAAATGCAATTTATATTTGGACAGACACATCTTTATTTACTATGCGTTTTGTTGGAACTCCCTTTACATTTGCTTTTGAACAAGTTGGTACAAACTGTGGATTGATTGGTATGAATGCAGCCGTTGAAGTTGATGGTGCTGCTTATTGGATGTCTGATAATGGTTTTTTTAGATACACAGGTAAACTAGAATCTATGGATTGTTTAGTTGAAGACTATGTTTATGACGATCTTAACACTACATCAAACCAATTAGTTTATTGTGGTATTAATAATTTGTTTGGTGAGATTACATGGTTTTATCCAACAGCTACATCTAATGTAGTTAACAGAGCTGTTACTTATAGTTATCTAGATTCAACATCTAAAAGACCTATATGGTTTACAAACGCAAGTAGTTTATTTCCAAGAAGTACATGGGAAGATTCTGCAGTATTTGGATTACCACATGGCACAAAATACAATGCAGGTGATGATGTATCTTATGATGTAATTGGTAATACAGATGGTACTACAATTTATTTTGAACATGAAACAGGAGTTAATCAACAAGAAGCAGCATCAAATGCTGTTGCAATTCCTGCTAATATAACATCTGGTGATTATGATATTACACAAAAAGTTGTAAGAGGAGCAGCTACAAACATGGCTGACCTTAGAGGTGACGGTGAAAATATTATGAGAGTTAGTAGAATTATACCAGATTTTATAGCACAACAAGGAAACGCTGTAGTACAATTAGATTTAAGAGATTATCCTAGTGACACAGCAGCTAGCTCATCACTTGGTCCATTTACCGTATCATCTACAACAACAAAAGTAGATACACGAGCTAGAGCAAGAGCTATAGCTCTTACAATATCTAACACAGCTGTAGATACTAGTTGGAAATTAGGTACCTTTAGGTTAGATATACATGCTGGAGGAAGACGATAATGGCAAAGATAGTACAAACATTAACTAGAGCGAGTAATGAATATGAACAAGATGTTGCACAATCTTTAGTTAGAGATTTAGATGCCGTGTTGGAAAAATTAAACACTACTTTTCAAGAAGAATTAAAACAGGAGATAGAAGCTAGAAGTTTCTTTTTAGATTAATGGCAGTAGTAAACCAATATAAATTTGTAGGTATAGATAATAGTACAAGTGGTGGTGTTCTTACACCTTTAGGTGCTAGTGTTCCTGCAGTTAATGAAACTATTGTTATTAAATCAATACTTGTTACAGCAGCTGGCACACCTAGTGTGACTGTTACAAATAATAGTATTACAGCAATTAAATCTGTAGCTTTAACGGCTAATCAAACAAAAGAATTACTAACCCAACCTTTAATAGTAGAAGGTGGTAAAACTTTTACAGTGCAATCAAGCAGCTCAGATTCTTTTGATGTAGCTATTAGCTATTTAAATATTAAAAAAGAGGTAACAACATAATGAAAGTATATGACGCTAAAGTAGAAGAAACTTATAGACACAAAGAAACTGGAGAGGTTTTTAAAGAAAGAAAAGACTGGGAAATTAAAGGGTACAAAGCAGAAGAAATGGCACAAGACGTAAAAGTTATTATGCCTGCTCTTGATTTGTTCTCAAAAACAAAGTAAAAGGAGATACTATGGAAGAAAAAATTTCAATGAATGAATCTATACAAGCTGGAGCACCAGACATTAAATACAATCGAGGTGATATTAGAATGGGTGGTGGCGAAGATCAACAAGGCATGGAAATTGCGGCAGAAATATGGTCACAAATGGAGCCAGAACAAAAAGTTCAGTTTCAAAGTTTTGAAGCTTTTTTTCAAAGTGGTATCTGGAAACAAATTTTACAACAGTTGCAACAAGATCAATCAGGAATCCAATCTCAATCTCCAGAAATGATGATGAGTGAGAATGTTAACATGCAGGAACAAATGCCTGGTGGCGGAATAGCTGATGTTGACATGAGAGAAAAAGTTGCAATGGCAGCCAACGGCGGTTTGATGGGTCTCTACAACAGAGGGATGTAATCATGGCAATTAATAGATTGCTACAAGCACGACAGATGCGTAAAGGTGGAGGCATTATGGGAAGTAATGCAGGTTCTATGTTAGTTGCTCCAACAGCCGATGGAAGTAGACCTGGATACTATGGAGCTGATTTTGGTTTTTATAGTGACGAGGAGAAAGATAAAGCTTCAAGCTTTCAAGATACTTTTGAAAAAGCAACGTCAGGTGATAGAACTTATATAACTGATGATCAAGGTACAACAGCAAGAGAAAAAATTTATGGTGGAGCTAGTGGTCTAAAAGAACAAAATTTAAAAGAACAAAAGTTAAGAGATGATAAAAAAGCTTTGGCACAAAAAGAAAAAGAAAGAGTTGATCAAGTTTTAGAAGATAACAGAAACAGAGAACCTAAAGCATATCAATATGGTTATGAATCCCCAATTGTTAATCCTTATAAATATTATGATAAATCAAGAGATAAATTTAAAAAACAAATAAAAGAAACAAAAGCAAGTAAATTTAGAAAGCTAGCTCTTAAAAATTTAATAGATAAAAAAATGGGTAACAAATCAACGTTGCCTAGTGCTTTTGAAGCGTATAATCTTTTTAATCCAAGTATGATTGATTCAGAGTATACTTACGGCGCTCCTATTACTACAGATGTAATGAATGTTGATCCATTAAATTATATGGACGAAGCTAGTTATGGAATAACTGGAAAAAATTTAACAGACATAGATCGTATGAACAGAGCTATAGATAAAGGGAGATATGGTACATCAGGACAAATAACACAAGAAGAATTTAAAGATGCTTTTTATGGAGATAAATATCGACCTGTTTTAAATGATGAAAAAGAATTTAGAGACGACCAAAATCCATTACCTTACATACTACCAATGAATGATGGTAAAGATGCTGAAGAAGAAGAAAAATTTGATTACAGATTTGGTACAGGACAAAAAGTTGGTAGAGATGTAACTCTTGGATACGCAGCTAACGGTGGTAGAATTACTAGAGCAGGTGGCGGCATCATGAATGCTATACCAAGACAAGGATATTTTTTAGGTAAGATAGTTAAAGGTGTTGGCAAAGCTATAGGTAGTGTAGCCGATGCAGCAGGAAAAGTTTTAAAAAGTGACTTTGGTAAGATGGCATTGCTAGCAGCTGGTGCTTATTACATGCCGGGTTATGGAATAAAAGCCACAGGCGGTTTTAGTAATATGATGGGTGCAGATGGTTTTTTTAAAACAGCTGGTAAAAAATTATTGTTAAAAGACGGAATGAATTTTAAAGATAAAGGTGCTTTAAGCTTAGGTAAAATACTTGGTCTATCAGCAGCATTACCTTTTATACCAGGCCTTAACAAGGTACCAGAAAACGAAGACATTGGTATGGGAACCAGAGGTGGTAGATTAATTGATCCACTAACAGGAGAAGAAGGAACACCAGCTAGTATGAGAGCTAACATAGAAAATGCTAAGATAGAAGCAGGTGGAGATCCTGTTAAACTAGCACAATTAAATCAAAAATATAACAACATGTTATTTAGTAATTTACCTTATGAAAACTATGGAACTTATGCTCAAGGCGGAAGAATCAGAGCTGAAGAAGGTGGGCTCATGAACCTTGGTGGTATGGAAAAAGATTATAGAGCTGAAGGTGGGTTTGTACCAATAGGTAAACAAGAAAAGGCAGACGATGTACCTGCGAGATTAAGTGTGAATGAATTTGTATTTACGGCTGACGCTGTTAGAAATGCTGGCGGTGGAGACATAGATAAAGGTGCAGAAGTTATGGAAAATATGATGAAAAATTTAGAAAATGGTGGTACAGTATCTGAGGAGTCGCAAGGAAATACTGGCGCTCAACAAATGTTTAGTGTATCAGAGAGAATAGGAGAAGTAATTTAATGGCAATAACAGAAACACGTAGTTTACCCCCACAGTTTGTAGAAGATTTAGGTAAAGATTATGCAACGCAGTTAACAGGTTTAACTTCTCAAGCATTAGACACAACAAAATTTCAGCCAATGGTTGCTGGTCAAGATCAAGCAACTAAAGATGCATACTCAAGAGCTACAACACAAGGTCAAGGTATAGGAGCGTACGCACCATACTTGACAGCAGCTGGACAATATCAAACAGGCACAGGAACGTTTGCAGGTCAACCTACAAACATGATGGGTGCACAAGATTATTTACAATCTGCTCAAGCACAAGCGGGTACTCAAGCAGGTTTTTCAGGACCACAAGCTTATCAACAGTTTATGTCTCCGTATCAACAAGATGTAATTGATGCAACCCTATCAGAATATGACAAACAAGCTCAATCAGGTATAACTAATATTGGTTTAGGTGCAGCAAAATCTGGTAATTTAGGTGGTGGTAGAGAAGGTGTTATGAGAGCACAATATCAAAATCAATCAGATATGAACAGAGCACTATTACAAAATCAAATGTTACAACAAGGATTTGGTCAAGCACAAGATGCAGCATCAAACGCATTTAATCAACAAGGACAATTGTTTGCTAATCAACAAAATTTAATGACTGGAGCTAATCAACTAGGGGCTGATCAACAAAGAATGGCTACACTAGTTCCAGGTTTACAAGGGTCAGATATTTCAACGTTGGGTCAAGCTGGGCGCGGCCAACAATTGTATGAACAATCTATTCTTGATCAACAAAGAGAAGCTAACAGACTTGCAGCTTACGAACCATACGAAAGACTTGGTTACATGGGTGCTGGTATGGGTAACGTTATGGGTGGTGCTATGGGTCAATACACTTCACAAGTTACACCTAATCAATCGCCGTTGCAGCAGGCATTAGGAATAGCTTCACTAGGACTAGGGGCTTACAAAGCTTTTAATTAATTATGTATAACAGAACTTTAAATAGACCTATGTTTAGACGTGGCGGTAGAGCCGGCGGTGGCATTATGAATGGTGTTCAAAGACAAGGCTATAACGAAGCAGGAAAAGTAGAAAAACTTGAGCAAGAAACTTCATTTTTAGATAAAGCTATAGGAGAAAGACCAGAAATTAAACCTTATCCTTACAAAACATCTGATTTTTTTATGGGACTAGGTGCTAATATTTTAGCTCAACCAGGTGGACAACCTATATTTCAAACAATAGGTCAAGCAGGTATAAACCCATTAAAAACATTGTCTGCACAAAATCTTGCTGATTACGGTAATCAGCAAAAAAATGAATTGGGTAAGTATCAAGATAGAAGAGATCTTATAATGCAAACTTATAAAAATATGAGTGAAGAGGACAAAGATGCTATGATAAATAGAGCAGAACAGATGGTTAAGGCTGGTAGATTTAAAACTGTTGAAGAAGCATTACAAGTATTAGTTCCAACATTTAGAAAAGATCAAAGTCCTCAAGAGACTGAAAGAGAAAATATATTAAGAGATGAAAAAACATCTATGACTCAAGTCGATGATCTTGCAAAACAATATGAGATAGGAAGAGCCGATGCTGTAGTTTTAAATGATTTTATGAACGACCTTCAAGCAGGAAAATATAAAGGTGTTTACCACGATCCATCACAATTTTTTATTGACGACGATGAGGTTGGTAGAGGACAAGGTGCTGAAAAAAGATTAGTTATTAGAGACTACAACCCTGAACAATCTGATTACAAAGAAGGCAGAGTTTACATAGATTTTTTAACTAAAATAGCTTACGTCAAACAAGGACAGTATTTAATTCCATACGAAGATTACATATCGGAAACAATTAAAACAGATTAGGAGGCTAAATGGTATTTGCATTCGATCCTCGTAAACTTGTCGAAGAAGATCAAGAGGATAAAAAGAAAGAAACTAAAGAAGCTATTGATTCTGTATTAACTTTTGAAGAAGAAGCAGAAAAGAACGAAGCTTTTATTCGTAAAAAAAGCACTATATCAAATGCGTTTGACAGTGCGTTTAAAGCATTAAGAGAACATAAGTTTGAAAAAAAATTTGGTAAAGATGCATACATCGATGAAAAATTAAAAGAAGATCCAGAGTACAGAGACTCTAGAAAATTTACTGACGAAGAAAACAAAGCATACTACCGTGGTGAAATGGAAAGTATGAAAGGTATCTTGGAAGGATTTTCTTTTTCTGGTGAGCCACCTCCTGTTGAGGAGATGAATGAAAATCAATTAAAGTTATATAAAAAAGGTAAGTACAAAACTCTTGCAACAGAAGCAGGTGAAACTGATACAGAAGAAAAACCTAAATTTAAAACTGAACAACCAGGATCAGGTGGTTTTATATACACGGAGTCAACTGGTGTACCTTTTGAAAACGAAGTAGGTATAACAGAGTCTATTATATCTGGTGTAGGTTCTGGTGTAATTAAAATACCAAAAGGATTTATTAATCTTGGAGCAATGATAATGGACCTTGGAGCTAAAGAAGGTTTGTCTGTAGATAAAAGTAATGTTGCACGATTAGAAAATTGGTGGGACAAAACTACGTTTGGTATGATTGAAAAAGAATTAGATAGCAAAGCTAAAGAAAGAGCTATTGGTAGAATTACAGAAGCTATTGTGCAATTGTACGGTGGTTGGAAAGTAGTTGGATCTGCTGGTGCTAAGGTAACAGACAAAGCTTTTGAAATGTTTAACAAAGCAACATCCGCTGTTAAAAAAGGAAAGTATTTAAGAACAGCTGGTAACAAAGATGGTTACAAGCTAGCAAAAGAAGTAGAGAAATGGAATAAACTTTCAGGTAAACAAAAATTTGTAGGACTGTTTGTAGGTGGTGGTGTTACTGGTGGTGTGGTTTACGATGCAGAAAACATAGGTACGTTTGGTGATATATTTTTTGACGAAGGTGAGCTTACAGCATTAGATAGAGATAAAAAAAGAACAGCTAAAGATGATGCTATGAGAATGTTATATAATAAATTAAAATTTTCAGGTGAAATGGGTTTTCCAATCATACCTGCTGTAGTAGGTGCAGGAAAAGTTGCTAAAAGTATATTAGATGCAAACGTTAAAAGAGCAGGACAAGCAACAAAGTTTGATAAGTTTGTAGAAAAATATTTTGCAAGACCGTTAAGATCTAGAGGACCTTTTCCTGAAGAACAATTTCAAGCTATGCAAAGATTAGAAGGTAAAAAATCATCCTCTAACTTACTATCAACAGACTATCTTAAAAACATAGACGAGATTACAAAACAAATATCTAAGTACTCACAACCAGCGGCTAATACTTCTGGTATGAGTACAGAGTTATCTGATTTAATTATAAGTTTAATTAACAAGGGTAAATTAGGAATTAAAAACGGTAGAGTTG